TCGCTTCTTTGATCTCTTGACGCAGTTTCTCTGCTTCTTCTTTAGAGAGGCTGGGCTTAGACTTACCGTCTTTGGTCTTGTCATCACCCGCACCTGCACCCTCTTGCTCTTTGATGTGCTCGTCCAAGAGCTCACCCAGTTGTGACAGCAGTTGGCTCATAGGAATCTTCTCTGCCTGCTCCCACAGGATGTCGTAGATCTCTTCCCAGGCCATGCCACGATACTTTGGATCATAGCAGATCTTAACTTCAGTGATCTTCTCACCGATACGCTCATCTACAAGGATCTGGTTGACAGCGTAGTCCTGTGCGATGTTCGCCAGCATACGATCACGGCTACCAACACGACCAAAGTGATCGAAGATAGCATGACAGATCTCGTGTGCGAACAGGAACTCTAATTTCTTAACTGAGAGCTTCTTAACGAACTCTGTGTTATACATAAAGTCACGACCGTTAGTGGCCGCAGTAGGGCACCAGTCGGAACTTTCGATCAACCGCATACGGGTGGCCATGTTGCCAAAGAAGGGTGCTTTGAGCAACAGACCTACTCGGGCAGTTGTTAGTTTTTCTACAATTGGATCCATTAGTCGCTCTCCTTAATATGTGTATATTATAGCACCAGCATCTGTTTCTGTCAACCAAAAAAGAACCGGACGATGTTGCATATTTACAACACCGCCCGGCACTTCCATCAACGCCATTGAAGGAAAAGGGTGGGCTAGAACTCTGAGAAGCCCTAGCCCGGCGATGGGCGAGGTCTTAATTCTCCATCGCTGACAAAACATACTTACCGAAACGCTTGTGGAACTCGTCGAACGAGCTCATCTTTGTAGCGTCCAAGGGCAAGTCGTAGTTGGTAAGGGCAGTCTTGGCACCCATCACAACCAACTCAGTTGGGAAATTGTCCATCATATAGCGGAAGAACTTATCAGCCATATCGTCCCAACCCTTGACCTTCTTCTCAGCACGATCCTTAAGTTCGTAGCAGAGCGAAACAGTCAACGAATACATAGCACTGACTTCCTTGATCTGAAGGTCCTTGACCTTGCCGTCGAGGATGTCATCTGCCTTGGGCAGTTTACCTGCGATCTTACGGTGAGCCATGAACTTGTTGGCAAGTCCGTCACCTACGGCACCCGCAATCAGGGTAGCCAGGGTATCGGTATCAACATCGTCATCGCTGAGCAAGTCTGACACAAAGGACCAAGAGCGTGGAGTAGCAAATGACTTGCTAGGGCTCTTAGGGTCAAAGTCATACAGGTCCTGCTTGGCAAAACCCACATAACCAACCACATCAGGATGCACCTTGTTCAAGGTAGCCCAATCTTGCCAGTCATCAAAGTCCACCTTCATTTCCAAGTGGACGAAGCGGTTAGCCAACGGAGCAGGCATACGGTAAGTGACGCCACGGTCACCTTCACGGTTACCAGCGGCCACTACGTCAACGCCCTTGGGCAGGACATAGGTGCCAACACGGCGGTTAAGAATCAACTGATAGGCCGCGGCCTGAACAGCCGGAGGAGCAGAGTTCAGCTCGTCCAAGAAGATGATTGCTTTAGACTCAGGGTCTACAGGTAGTTCTGCAGGAGGAGCCCAAACCATCTTACCCTGATCTGCGTTGTAATAAGGAATGCCCTTGATGTCTGTGGGTTCCCACAGAGCTAGACGAACGTCAATGACCTCACGACCTGCGTCATCACCGATCTGCTTCACGAGATCGGATTTACCAATGCCTGGAGGGCCCCACAGGAACACTGGGCGGCGAACATTGATCGCCTTACGGATCGCCTTCTTGCTGGCTTTAGGACCAACTTGGCGGACGGAAATATCTGTTTGCTTTGACATAAGACCTCGCTATAAAAGCAGTTGAACAAAATTACTTTCTCAGTATCATAAGTATAGCACCATTTGGCGCAGTTGTCAACCTATGATTTTCACATAGTTGAGCTGTGTTGTTTTATTGCCACGGTGGTTCTTGATCTTGCCCTTGATGCGTAGCTCCCCTGCTAGCTCCTGGGTATGCCAGAAATCCACGAAACTTTCTCCCATACGAGCATCAATCTTATACTTACCGTATTCTTGCGAATAGCGTGTCTTGACCACAGTGATCTCGCCCTGGATAGCGTCCCCTATGTTGCCCTGCAGTTGCTCTGAGGCATAGATCTCACGATTGAGTTCTGTGCGGGCAGCATCACGCTCGGCCACTGAGGGTAAGCAGCTGATCACAGCGAAATCATACATATCACGGCCCGTGAATGTATCCTTGCTAGCGATGCGCATAGCGGTCTGTTGGAAGTCATTGAGTTTACCCGCGATAGCCAGTAGGGTGTAGGATTTGAAGTGATCCCGAGCCTTACGGCCCGCAGCGTAATCGACCTCTGTGACTTCTACGAAGTTGCTTTCGCGAAGCCATTCTTTGACTAGGGTCTTGTTAGCACGGTGTGCGAGATAGGGTGGAACAGCATTGTGCATCCACTGATCTTCTTTGAAGTAAGCCCCATTGATGCGCTGCGCTGCTGCTGCACAGGCCCAGACTTGATCTGCTGTAAATTCCATGATCGCTCCTAATCTCTCAGTATCATAATTATACGATCTTTTGCTCAATCTGTCAACCGGTTGGAGTGCCGGCGGGTGTTGTATTTTTGCAACACATAGTCAAAAAGAAAGGGCCCTTATGGACCCTTTCTCAAACACCGCCCCGGGAGCGAATCGGATTGGTATTTGAAACCCTAATTAAAGAGTGATGCCCATTGCGCGAGCTTTGTAACCAAGGGCTACGATCTCACGGCTTGGCTGGCCCATTTCGTATTCAGTAACAGTCACGCCATTGCCAGCAACACGAGTGTTGGCATATACAGCATAACCATGCTGACGAATACGTGATGCTTCAGCAGCCAAGTTACCTACGCCAAAACGCTTAGAAGCTTCGGCTTGGGTTAGTTTAGCACCATTGTAAAGTGCAGAGAAGACCTTGAAAGTCTTAGTGTCTTTAGAAATACGTTTCATCTGTGTGTTTTCCTTTTAAAAGTATAGCTGATTAATGTTGTTCAGCGTTCCATAATAATAACAGAACGCTAACCCTAGGTCAACCTCAATCTTTCCTTTTTACCGAGACGTTAGCTCGAAGGAAGGTTCCGAGGATGATCACTGCCGCCCAAGTCCAAAAATTAAATTCAATGGCCAAGATTGGAAACAGTGTGTTAAGGGCCCAAATTACTAGCCAGGGCCCAATGGCCAGTAGCACTACTACCAAAACCAATGCCACTATGATCTTTACGAGGTCTTTCATATCTTTCTCCTTAATAGGCACCCTTCATTACGGTGACCTTAGCCATGTTCTGCCAGTTAGTTGGGAAGCTCTTACGCAGATCCGCAACCTTAAGCACCGTGCGCAGGCTCAGCTCACGCATAGTTGAACGATTCTCATCGATGAAGTTAACCACTTCATCCTTAGCAATGTCCTCAAGCTCGTAGCTATCCAACATGCCGTCTTTGACGATCTGCTTGATACGGAGCACCTTCTCGCGATCTGTGTCCATACGCAGATCGATATAGTGACAGCGTGACTCAAGAGCAGCCAAGTGTTCTTGCAGTTTCTTAGAACGCACATTCTCAAACTTCAAGTTAGTGATGAAGATAGCACCACCCTTGAACTCGAAGCGATCTGGCACTCCTTCAGAGCGTAGCAGACGGCTGTCAGTGTTCCACGAGATCGTGCGCTTTTTGGAACTGTCCAAAGCCGCTTTCAAGATGTTCAGGGCGATATCGTCCAAAAGGATGCTGTCGCAGTCGTCGAACACAAGGATGTTCTTGCTTTCGCTGAATTTGTAGAGCTTAGTATACAGGCCGATGGCACTCATAGCGCCTTTGACAACTTCGTATTTGGGCTTGCGTTGACCCATCATATCGAAGAGGTCGTCTTTGGCTAGGACTTCTTCAACGCCAAACGATTTGCCCACGCCCGGAGGACCCGTGACGATCATAGCACGGACATCACCATTCTTGACTGCTTTGGTCATATCCTTGAGGATCTCGAAGCGCAGTCGTGTGCGCTCGATGATCTCTTCATCGGTCTCGTGCGCGACAGCTTGATCAGGCACTTTGATCTGAGTGAAGTCCGTTACATTAGCATCACCTTTGGCGGGCTTCTTTAGTGCTTGAAGCATCATTACTCCCTGTGGAATTGGTTTAGCGGAACCCGCAGTATTGTAGGCACCCTGCTCGCAACGGATGCGGATGTTGCGATCTGGGAAGCCAGGCTGACTGCCACCCTCTACAGTGACATAGCCGGTGCCGTCTTTGGCTACCTTGTAGTCTTCTACTAGTTTGAAAGTCATACCACCAACATTGGTAGGTTGACCTTTGATGTTGTAGTAACCCTCGGTAAAAGTAATATACACAGTTCGCTCCTGTTGTTTGTTGAACATTCCACTATTATACTGTCATTAGGGGCTGTTGTCAACCCCTAATAGCCCTATAACATGTAGGGTTATTCGTCCTCTGCTACCAGCTTGTCGATGGTGTTTCGGGCTAGTGCATCTGCCAAAGGCACAAGCCCACCTTTGATCAGCCCGGGCACATCATAGACAGCACCCACATACCACACCCCGTCCTGCATCACATAGTAATACTCAGCGAAGCAGCGTTCTACCTGCTCGAGGAACTCCTCGAACGTGTGTGCTACTTGCCAGCTCACGTCTTCTTCGCCGCGATCAGCGTAGAAGTTCATTTCTTCTACAGTAGCCTGGACACCACTGTTGTCTCCACGTGCTACCAGCTGATTGGCTTGCACGGAGCCATAGTGCTTGTTCAGCAGCTCGCCCGTGTAGTCTAGGTAACCGTCATAGTGGCAATAAACTGACTTGCAGACTGTGCCATGCATGACACCTACTCGTGAACGTGTTCCCATTGCTCGCTCCTGTTGTTTAACTTAGCCTCTAGTATAACACGGGCCGGAGCCCGTGTCAACCATTTTATCAAATACCCTGGAAGTCTGTAAGGGCTTTCTGTGCATCTGCGTCCAACATAGCCGCATCTTCAGCTCGCTGGCGTGCCAGTTCCACTTCTGCTCGGTAGGCAGTAAGAGCTAGGGCTTTGCGTTCCATAGCAGGCCACACTACATCCTGGGGGTTAAGGTAAGGACCCGTGTAGTCTACTTTGTCCTCTTTAAGGGTAATCTCGCCTGTGCGGATGCCCTCAAACACCATGCCCCACGTGGGCTGCTCAGGGCGTCCTGCGGGCCCGTAGAGCTCTACCGCTTTGGCTTTAATCTTTTCACGTGCGATCTCGTTAAGACGACGCACAAAATACTCACGCTGGGTCTGTTCCATCTTTCGCTCCTTTGTGTTAAACAAGTGTATATTATACTGCCAAATGGGGCTGTTGTCAACCCCTGTTGTTTTTATGCTTCCATGCTCGCGTAGTTGTCGTCTTGCATACCCTGCTCTGTAAAGCTAACAGCAAAGCCCACAGCCTCGCTAATAGCATTCTCAAAGCCCGTGTCTGTGTAAATGTCCCACGTGCTGTCGTGTTCCACGTTCACCATAACGCTCTTGTAGTCGTCATAGTCTTCCTCTATAATAGTAACGCCTCTCACGTTAACTTTGCGTCCTGCTTCACAGCCCCACAAGCCGTCACCTGCAGTCTCTACAATAAAATCGCATTCGTAGCGTTTAATAGTTGCTTCGTCTTCACGCTCTGTTGCAATAAGTGTCAGCATCGTCTGCTCCTTTGTTACTGTTTAAGCTTCTATTGTATACTCAAACAGCCAAAATGTCAAGCACTTTGGACAAAGACCCTACGAGCCTGCGGGCTTCTTTACGAGCTTCGTCTATAGCTGACGAGATCAAGTCCTCAGCAGTGCCATCACGCAGCACTTCACGTGCATCTTCATAGAGGAAGCCGCCTACGATCTCTGAACCCAGCTCGTGCCCATCAAGCAGCACTCGGGCCCTGAGCATGAACCAATCCAGATCACCCCTGTTGACCTTGTCCTCCATCTCTGCGATGTCGTAGCAGGTGTCATCAAAGAGATCGCGGATTGGGCAGTCTTCCCAGGATTTGTCTACTATGATGTCAAACCCCTCGCGCTGCGTCTGCAGCAGTGTGTCCCAATACCTCATACTCGGACTCCAAAGCAGTTGGTGCGACCCTGATGGCGTATGCTTCCTGAGGGTTTGGCAGTTATGATCTTGGGCTGGCGTTCATAGTTTTTATATATGACGTGCAATACGCCCTCGGTATCATAGAACCATTGCGCGATCTTGCGCTTATGCAGTTCTACTATTTTAGGTAAATCCATAGTTCGCTCCTATTTGTTTACTGTATCTATATTGTAGCACCAAAAGGCACTGTTGTCAACCCCTACATGCTCCAGTAGGATTCTGAAGCAGGAGAGCAGTAGTAGGGGGTATCGTAACGCTCGCGGAACTCAGCCCCCGTCATCATGTTCTTGCGCAGCACGTAGGTCTCGTGGATCTCGTAGCGAAAGCCCTGCGATCGCCGCCACGTATGCTTGACAGTGTGCTCTAAGGTGCTGAGATCCGCTGTATCATAGTCAGCTTTGTGATACAGACGTTCACCCGACTTAGTGCGACGATCCTGCTTGTAGACTTCTACTGTATACATGTCAATCTCCTCTAGTGTCAGTGTTCAGTGTAGGCTGTATGAGTCTGCGCAGTTCTACTTCGCGCTTATGAGCAGCTGCCTTGCCGCGAATGATCTCGTGAACTACGATCTCGATCTCGTCCTTTGATGCTAGCTCGCGCAATGCATGGCACAGGAGCCAATCCTTAGCTTCTGTTTTGGCACGATAGAAGTGTTTGGCAGCACGAGCGCGAACGCTCTTATTAACAGTGCTCTCAGTCTTAGCTGTGACGCCAATGTAGTTGCCACCAGCAACTCTGAGTTCGTAGATGATGTGATTGCGATCAATTCGTTTCTTCATGTTGTTAGTATAGCACCACAGAGCCAAAATGTCAACCAAAAAGAAAGACCCTAGGCATTATAGGGTCTCTCTGCTGATCATCATCTGGCTACGTCCCAGCAGCTAGCTCGGGGTCTCACAGGGCTGCTCAGCTGCTGTAGATGGTAGGACCGACCGGAATCGAACCGGTATGCATTGCTGCGAGGGATTTTAAGTCCCTTGTGTCTACCTATTTCACCACGGTCCCACGTGCTGCTGTAGCTGCACACAAATGCGCATCACACTGCTACAGCAGCTAACTTGGCCACGCCTAAGGGATTCGAACCCCTGACCCACA